GTTTTCATGTAATAAAAAACAGATTTGGTCCTGATGGTTTGACTTACCCAGCTCGTATCAATACAAACATTGGTAAAATTGAGATTTTTGAAAGTAGTTCAGTTCAAGGGAAAGATGTTCAACATAAAATCAACAATAGAGATAATCAAACGAAACAGATGTTGTCTGCTAGATATGAAGATTTAATGAGTGGTGAAGAGATTGATAACTAATACAGAAATATTATCTGAATTTCTTGGATATGATGAGGAAGATTTGGAGTTTGAAAAAGTCATAAATGATTTAGATAATCATGATATTGAATATGGTATTAAAGTTATATTTGATTATTATCGTAGAAATGGATTTCCACATTATACGATTCGTGAAGATGAAAAACACCAACATATGAGAAAAATACAGAAGTTTGATGTTGATACAATATTCAAAGATAATCAGATTATTCAGACTATGCATGGATTGAGAATGGCTTGGACTTATTTTCCTTTCTTTTGGGAAGTTCCTTGTGGGAATGCTAAATTAACACCTATGGAAACTTATTTAGATGATGATAAATTTAAATCAGTTATTCGCAAGTGTTGGAAATGGTGTTTGAACTACACAGAGGGTGTGAATAGTGTTTTTCACGAAAATAGACTTAGACAGTCATTAAAAATATATAGTGGTACACAAGCCGTAAGTAATTTTCGACCAACTGCTGCTAAATTGATATATGAGAAGTTTGGTGGTGATGTGATTTGGGATATGTCGTGTGGATGGGGTGGTAGGTTGATTGGTTTTCTGGCAAGTTCACGAAAAAAGTATATTGGAACAGAACCATCAAGTAGAACTTATGATGGATTGTTAAAAATAAAAAAAGATTTTGAATATTTGGGTAAAGAGGTTGAAATACACAAGTTAGGTAGTGAAGTTTTTCAACCAGACAAGGAATCATTGGATTTATGCTTTACAAGTCCACCATATTTCGATACAGAGAAATATTCGGATGAAGAAACTCAATCTTATGTCAAATTTCCAACAAAGGAAGAGTGGACAAATGGGTTTTTGAGAAAGACCATAAAAAATTGTTATCATGGATTAAAGAGTGGTGGTTATATGTTGTATAATATAGCAAACACACCAAAGTATAAATTTATAGAAGATGAGACACAAAATATAGCAAAAGAAATGGGATTTAAACAAGAACAGACAATTGAATTGACATTATCAAGTGTAATGGGAGCAGGATATAAATATGAACCAATATTTGTTTTTAAAAAGTAGTGATTTGTTGAAAAGATGGATTCTAAGTTAATATTTATGTTAGTGACACACCACATATATTTGTTAATATTTAAAGTTTATAAGGTACTAAATGAATAAAAAATTTACACTATCGGATAATTTCGTATCCAAATACAAACGAAAAAAACCACCATTCGGATTTAACGGATTAGGTGAGTTAGTTTATATGAGAACTTATTCTCGAATTAAAGATAATGGAAAAAATGAAAGATGGTGGGAAACCGTCCAACGAGTCGTTGAGGGAACTTATTCAATGCAAATGAATTGGATTGACTCACATCAATTAGGGTGGAATCCTTGGCAAGCACAAAGGTCAGCACAAGATATGTATGACCGTATATTCAACATGAAATTCTTGCCACCCGGCCGCGGTCTTTGGGCTATGGGAACTCCTATAACCGAAGAACGAGGTTTGTACGCCGCCCTAAACAATTGTGCATTTGTATCAACCAAAACACTTAAAGAAGATTATGGAAAACCATTTTGTTTCTTAATGGACGCATCCATGTTAGGTGTTGGTGTTGGATTTGATACAAAAGGTGCTGGTGAAATAATAGTCAAAGGTGTTGATGAAAATAGAGATGAACAAATATTTGTAATACCAGATACTCGTGAAGGTTGGGTAGAATCAGTTCGTTTGTTATTAGAGAGTTATTTTCATGGGCAAGCACCAATTGAATTTGACTACAATCAAATCAGAGGTGCTGGTGAACCAATAAAAGGTTTTGGTGGAGTGTCAAGTGGATATGAACCATTACAAGAAGTACATGAAGATATCAGAAAGGTATTAGATAAAAATGCAGGAGAACCAATCACAATCACTACAATTGTTGATATTATGAATCTTATAGGAAAATGTGTTGTAGCAGGTAATGTAAGAAGAACTGCAGAGATTGTATTTGGTGAACCAGATAATGACGAATACTTAGATTTAAAAAATTATGAAGTCAATCCACATAGAGACCAATATGGGTGGACATCAAACAATAGTATATTTGCAGAACTCGGTATGGATTATACTGAAGCTGCTAAAAGAATTAATGACAATGGTGAACCAGGATTTGCGTGGTTAGAAAATATGAGAAAGTATTCTCGTATGAAAAATGGTGGTGACAACAAAGACCACAGAGCGATGGGTGGTAATCCTTGTTTAGAACAAACATTAGAATCATATGAGTTATGTTGTTTAGTAGAAACATTTCCAAGTAATCATGATTCATTTGAAGATTATGCCAGAACATTGAAATATGCTTATCTTTATGCTAAAACAGTAACACTTGGTAAAACTCATTGGAGTGATACCAATCGTGTTATGTTGAGAAACAGAAGAATAGGTTGTTCAGTAAGTGGTGTTGCTCAATTTGTTACTAATAGAGGTTTGGATAAATTGAAGTGTTGGTTAAACAGAGGATATGATGTTATACAAGATTGGGATAAACAATATTCAGATTGGATGGCAGTACCAAGGTCAATAAAAACTACAAGTGTTAAACCAAGTGGTACAGTATCTTTATTAGTAGGTGCTACACCAGGAATGCACTATCCAGAATCAAGATTTTATATAAGAAGAATGAGATTATCAAAACATTCAGAATTAATTGAACCATTGAAGAAAGCTAACTATAAATTAGAACCAGCATTTGGTTCAGAGGATTCTACAATGGTAGTAGAGGTACCCGTAGATGTCGGGGAGGGGATTAGAACTGCGGCTGAACTTTCGATTTGGGAACAATTCAGTTTAGCCGCTTTTCTTCAACGACATTGGGCAGACAATCAAGTCAGTTGTACAGTAACATTTGATCCTAAAACAGAATCGGAACAAATTGCTCCAGCTTTAAATTATTATCAATATCATCTAAAAGGTATTAGTTTATTACCACGACATGATTTAGGTGCTTATAAACAGATGCCGTATGAGGCTATTGATGAAGATACCTATAACAAAGAAGTAGAAAAACTTGGAAGATTGAGTTTTGTTGGTGTTGAGGGTGAAGAAGCTGATGTAGATAAGTTCTGTAATAACGATGTTTGTGAGATTGTACCTATCGGAGAATCTAATTAAAATTCACATACAAAAATGCGGACAGGCAGACGACACACCTGTTATAAAAATGTGTCTTAATTCGTTAACGAAACAAACACAGGAGACGATTCATGAAAAATCGTAATCTAATATCTTCTTTGTTAGTACTACTTACACCTATTTTCCTTTATGGTCAATCGGTTGTTGGAGTTGTTACTGATGATGAAGGTCAACCATTGGTTGGAGCAAATGTTGTTGTTGTGGGCACAAGCCAAGGTGGTGTAGCAGATAATGCTGGTAAATACACTATCGATGTAGGTGCACCAGGAACATATGACATAACAGCTTCATTCATTGGGTATTCATCTGTAACTAACACAGTTGAGGTGAATGATATAGTTGGAACGGTCAATTTCTTACTTGAAGTTGACGCTGTTACACTATCCGCACTCGAAGTCTTGGCTTCTCGTGCTGATGAAACGACACCTGTTGCTTATACTACGGTTGATAAGGCTGAAATGGAAATGCGTCTTGGTTCACAAGACCTTCCACTGGCACTTAATACGACACCGAGTGTATATGCGACAAACCAAGGTGGTGGTGCGGGTGATGCTCGTATCAATGTTCGAGGTTTTAACCAACGAAATGTTGCTGTAATGATAAACGGTGTTCCCCAGAATGATATGGAGAACGGATGGGTTTATTGGTCTAATTGGGATGGTGTAGCTGATGCTTCCAATTCCATTCAGATGCAAAGAGGTCTATCAGCCGTTAATTTAGCAACACCATCTATTGGTGGAACTATGAACATAATCACAGATCCTGCTGCTCACGAAAAGGGTGGTAAGTTCAAACAGGAAGTTGGAGAAGGTGGATTTATCAAATCTACTATCAATTATAACTCAGGTCTAATCAATGACAAATTAGCAGTTAGTGGAACAATAGTTCGTAAGACTGGTGATGGATTTATTGATGGAACTTGGACAGATGCGTGGGCTTACTATCTTGGTAGTTCTTATCAAGTGAACGATGAACATAGAGTTGAGTTATATGCAATTGGTGCTCCACAACGACATGGACATAACCTATACAAACAGAATATAGCAACTTATTCACAAGAGTTGGCTGGTGATATCGATGGATATGACACAGAAGCTTTTGCTGCAGGTAATAAGTTCGAATATGAAGCTGGTAGGTTTTTCAATCAGAATGTTGCTCCAATTGATCCATCATACACAGGCCAACAATATTGGTATATGTATGGTGCTAATACAGTTGACAGATATGGTTCAGACTTTCTTAATGAAAGAGAGAACTTTTTCCATAAACCATTAGTGAACCTAAATCACTTTTGGACACTTGATGATAAGACAAGAGTATCTTCAGTCTTATATTGGTCAGGTGGTTCAGGAGGTGGTACAGGTACCTATGGGAGTGTTAAACGATTTCCCGCAATTGATGGGAATGCATGGTATGCCAGTTCACCTTGGACATGGGATTGGAACGGTGAGATTGCTGAAAACTCAGCAAACATTGATTCAGCTTGGTCTACTACTGAGAACAGGTCAACAGGTATATTGCGTAATTCAATCAATAGACAAAATACATATGGATTAATTTCTAAATTAAACTACGATGTTAGTGATGAGTTAGAAATTCAATTTGGTGTTGATTGGAGAACTGCCGGTATCGAACACGCTCGTGAAGTTCGTGATTTACTTGGTGGAGACTACTATGTAGACTACGCTGATGACAATGCACCAGATGGTAAAGTTGTTACTTTAGGTGATATTATCGCTTATCATAACGAAACAACTGTTGATTGGTTAGGTGGATTTGTACAAGGTAAATACGATACTGAAAAATTCAACCTTTATGGTATGGGTGGGTTATCCACTATTGGGTATACTTATCACGACCATTTTGCAGTTGATGCTGATGTAGTTGAAGCTGATGCTATTACAACCTTTCAAGTTAAAGGTGGTGGTAGATTCAATCTTGACGATAGAATGTCAGCATTTGCTAATGTTGGATATGTTCAGAAACCACCTATCTTAGATAATGTGATTGCTTATGATGGAACTGTTTCGACAGATCCTGATAATGAGAAATTCATATCTACAGAAGCTGGTGGTGAATATAATAGTGAGTTAGTTAATATCAAGGGTAGTTTTTATAATACTCAATGGAAAGATAGAAACCTTACTAAATCTGTAACCACAGGACAAGGTGAT